TTTACAAGATAACTATCCCAATTAGGCAAGTCTGCAAAAGCTGGAATAGACGCTGAACCTTGAGTATCAGTAGAGTGTTGTGGAGTTCCATTTCCAGGATTTAAAACAATAGAATAACCACCATTAAAAAGAGTAGCTTGCCATTTATCAGAGATAGGATAACCTGTTCCTGTGTTTTGAGAGATATCAGTAGCCGTTACAATGTTATTACTATCAAGATATACTGCATAAATATGGTCTTCTTCAGATCCAATTGAGCCTTCTCTATTTACAACTATCCATATTGCTCTATTAGGATTAGGCCAATAATGAATCTTTTTAATATTAGTTAAACTAAGAGTATCAAAAAGTTCTATGTAACCTTTAACCTTTCGAATAGCTCCATTATCAAACCGAACATTTAGTACGTCTGAGAAAGCTCCAGGAGCTAATGCAATGCTTGGAGAGTCTGCTACAAAGCCATATTTATCAATGTCTTCAATGTTAATTACCTGAGATGGCATAGCTTAACTCCTTCAATAAAAATTTTTAAGCGCACTCTTTTTGGCCAGTGATCGGGTCAAAGAAGCAAGCTTGTAGCGTTCCTTCCGTTTCAACCACTTCCTCAATCGCGCTAAGTACCTTCGTTTCTTCTTCCACGGTTTCGTTAAGGATTCCGTATCTTTTGCCACTAAGTCTAAACGTTGTACATCCTTTCGCGTTGCCCTTCCAGGCATCAACATAGACCTGTTTGAACTCATCATATGTTACATCGTCTCCTACGTTACACGTTTTTGAACAAGCTGAATCAATATAATTTTGGGCTAATAAGAGTACTTTAAGATGTTCTTGTACTGTTGTTTCATTAGCAGTTTTACCTTTAATGCCTTTTGAATAAGCATAGTCCTCAACTCTTTCTACTTTTGGTCCATCAAAAGTTTGAATAGTGCGATCATAATAGTGACTAAATACAGGTTCAATTCCTCCTGATACGTTGTCTGCACATAAGCTAATAGTTCCTGTAGGTGCAATAGAAGTTAAATGGCTATTCCGAATACCATTCTTTTTAATAAGGTCTAATACATCTTGACTAAGAGTATTAATAAACCTTCCTTCTAAATATCTTTCATCGTAGAGAGGGAAAGTTCCTTTTTCTCCAGCAAGTTCTGCTGAAGTTCTGTAAGTTTCATCTCGGAGTGTTTGGAATACGGAAGCCATCCAAGTAAGGAAATCATCTGAAGCATATTGGTATCCCAATAGCTCGCCAGCATTTGCAAGTCCTGTAATTCCAAGTCCCATTCTTCGTTTGTTTTTTGCTTCATCTTCTTGTTCCTTTAGTGGATAGATAGTACGGTCAATAACATTGTCCATTGCTCTTACAACTTCTTTAATATCAGAGATAAACTGAGAATAATTAAATTTATCTTCTGTTATATATTTAGTAAGATTAAAACTACCTAGTAGACAAGCACCAAACGGAGGCAATGGTTGTTCTCCACAAGGATTTGTTGCTTCAATTGTTTCACAATACCAAAGATTATTATCTTCATTAATTCTATCTATAAACAAAACTCCAGGTTCAGCCCAATCCCAAGTGGACTCCATAATCTCATCCCAAAGCTCTTGTACTTCTTTATTAGATAAAGTTTTATAAACATGACCTTCAAATACTAAATCAAAAGTTTTGTTTGTATCTTCAAGGCACTCCATAAAGGCATCAGTAATCCCTACACTAATATTAAAGCCTGTTAGTTTGTCGCTATTACGCTTTGCTCTAATAAAGTCAATAATGTCAGGATGATCAACTCTAAGAACACCCATCTGTGCGCCTCTACGATGTCCACTACTTGCAATTGTTTGACAAATAGAATCATAGATACCCATAAAAGAAACAGGACCAGAGGACTTACTATCAAGAGATCTAATTAAATCACCACGAGGTCTAATATTACTAAAGTCATAACCAATACCACCGCCTCGTCTCATTGTTTCAGCAGCTTCACAAGCTCGCTTCATAATACTATTCATAGAGTCTTCAATACGACCACTAACAAAACAATTATAAGCGGTAGTTATTCGTGGACTTCCCATAGCGTTTTGAACACGACCAGCAGGAAGGAATCTCATATTACCTAAGATGTCTTCTAGTTTATACTGATGCTCAATGCCATCTCCTAATGCCCTTGCTATTCTTTTTATCTTACCATCAAAACTTTCATTCTTAAGACGGTATTTCATTTGATCGATTTCTTCTGAAATAGGCATCGATGGACCTTCATATGTCGTGTTTCTCATTATTAACCTCTATAATATATAGTGAACGTTTTTCCCCTTATAGGGCGTTTTATATACTACGCATACGATTAACAAGACGCTCTGCACGATTAGTTACTTGCCTATACCATTTACTATCAATCATTTCTTTGGCAGCCTTTGACCAATCACCGTCTTCAATGGCTGCTATAAACTTTTTAAAGCCTGACATTCTAGGTTTACCCATATTAAACATCATATTAGCGATTATTAGTTGTACTTCTTCAGGCAAATCATAGTAAGACGAGAAGAGAGTTTCGCAGTCCTTGAGCACAGAACTGGTGTCGCTAACAAAACATTCGTTGACTCTATCCTCTGTAACCTTCGTGCCGACTGGTTGACCATACTCAATGTCAGTATCAACAATAAGATGACCGATACCGAAAGTAGGGAACCCCAAATGATCACGATAGATTTCGTACTTAACTCCTTCGTCAATTTTTAATTCCTCTTTAAGTTTATCTATATTCATTTAGAAAGCCCCTTTGCTTTTTCATAGGTCCGAAGTGTGCCTAATCCAAGAAGTCCCCCTAATACAGTTAATAGAGTAGACATTTCAAATTCGGGAAGAGCAGGTATTTCAATACCATATACGCTTACCCCGAATATAATTAATGGTTGTAATACAAAGTGATATGCAAATGCAACACCACATACCCAACCAATAAACGGTCTCCAGCCTCCTTTAAACAATGAGCCTGATGCCGCTTCTGCTTTATTAACTTCAATCTGAGCTAAAGCAATTTCATTAGCTTGCTTATCCGCTAGCGTTGCTAGCTCATGAGCCAACAAAGCCTTTTGATCTTTATCTTCAATAAACTTATCTAGTAATCCTGTTACTGGACCTATTAATGCCTGTATCATGTTTGTTCCCCGTTTTGTAAACATTTAAATGCTTTAGGTATATAATCGTTTTGAATTGCTGTTATAGTTTTAGCCATTTCAACTACCCTTTCTTCACACTCTTTTAATGTTTCATAAGGTCCTCTTGTATCATAAGCATCTAAACAAATTGAAGTGTTTTGAATACAGATAAGTAGAATGGCTGTAAACATATTACGCTCCTTTTATTGCAAAGTAAATAAAGAAAGAAATTAAAATAAGTCCTCCAAGTATTGCTCCACTCCAAATCATTATTTCTATTCTTTCTTTATTTTTTCTAATAGCTTTTTTTCGAGCTGCTTCTTCCAGCTCTCTTATTTCTTGTAGTCGTTTTGCTCTTTCATTAACTATACCTTGCCAAGTACCATGTCCAAATCTTAAATCAATAAGTTGACTTATCTCATACATTTGTTCTTGCGCTAGTTTAGCATCAATAGCTTCTTTTGCTACAGATCCTATTGAAAGAATATTATTTTGTTTCTTAGATCGCTTTTGTTGTATTTGTTTTTCGCCCTCAAATAGATTATCAATGTAAGAGGCTATCTCACCGATATCATTAGCGGTTCCAATTGCTGATTTAATGCCCTCAACAGCACTTTTCACCAAGGCTATTCCAGCCATGGTTTCAGCTATCATTTATTTCTCCATAAGTCTGTGAAGTAAATCTTCTAATCTAGCAAATCTATCTTCCATACGTCCCATCATCGCTGATATTTCGTCTTTATGAATAAATGTTTCTCTAGTAGAATTAAGACGATCTTCAAGACGATTAATTCTATTATTAATTTGATTAATATACCAACCGCCTCCTGCGATTATAACAAATATAAGAATATCTAAAAGGTTACTCATTTCCATTATTGTATCTCCAGAGGCCAGTTAACAATAGGTGCATTACCAGTTGGATTATTATCTGCATCAACAGGTGTGTCAAACAATGCTACAAATGCAGTGTGATCTGACGCACCATCAATGCTTGCTTCGATTGTGTTACTTGCTGTACGCACAGCCGCACGGTAAGTCGTTACGTTTGCTGGTACAGTATATCCTGCAACCTCACTAGCTTTGATAACCATCCAGTCGGTAGGTTGAAGCAAGCCACTTGCCTGTTGTTTAATTGTATTTTTCCATTGTGACTTTAAGCCAAGTGTAACCATCTGCTTACCATTAATGTCTAACACAGGATTACCATCTTCATCCACTTCATTGACATCATCAAGTGCTTTTGGTGTATTAGCATCCCACCAGAAACGATTGTCAAATGATGCAGGGTCATTTTCCCATACAAGACCAGCAGCGGCTTTGTCTTCGTCTGACCAAATCATCCAGTTGCGTGGATGTGTTACATCA